TTTTGCTACTTCAATCACGGGGAAGTCTAAATGAATAGCCCATCTTCCCAACTGGTTGCCCAGCGTTTTTGGTGCGTTCTTCGTTGTTTGTTTTATTTCTTCTGAATAAGCCATGATGTTCTCGTTAATGGGGGCCGAAGCCCCCTATCTTAAAAGCAAGTTGTGTTGCAGTTACCCCACTGGTCACAACACGTTGTGCAGACAACCATACGAGTACCTTGAGTAACTGTTTGGGTTGTACAACGTGCGTAAACGGAAAGGGCTGTTACTGATAACAGTACGCCAACAATAAACTTACTCATCATCCCACTCCTCAACGGTAGAGGCTAAGCTACTGGCCTTCTTGGCTGGTACTGCGCTTGCCTTTGTCGCTGGCTTACGCTTCTCAGGCTCGTCCACTTCAGCTTCTTCGGCTTTCGGTTCTGCCTTGAGGCTTGGCTTCTTACCTTCAAGTTGTGGTGCTTTCTCTGCTGGCTTGGCGACTGACATTGTTACCGCCATCTTCGCTTCCACGGACTCGCCTTTCTTAACGGCTACTTCATACTCGTCGTCTTCTAACCAACGTACTGGTTGGAAAAACAACTTGGGTACTGCGGCTTTTGTATCAAAACGGAGACGTGTTACGAGTGTCTCAGGGTTAATGTTTTGTGCGGCAAGGTAACGAGCGTAGGCTTGTAGTGGGCGTTTGTCGCCTTCTTCCTTACCAAAGATGGATGTAGCCGCTAGGGTCAACTGCATTACATCACCCTGTACATCGTTAGCTAAGACTACCGCAAGGCGTTGTGAGAAACGGCAAGCCTTGGATTCGCCTTGACCTGAGCCTTTGACGTTCATCGGGCATGATGCGCAGTCGCTTGCTTGTGGCTCTTCGATGGATGCGTCGGGCTTGTCGCCGTCTGCTGACCAGCAATCAGGTCCCTTGGTCTCGCCTTCAACGTATTGACCAGCGTAGAACGTACGGCTAATCTTCGGTGCGGCATTGACAATAACAACATCAAGGTGGCGATCGTCGATCGAGGTAATTTCTTTACCGTCAGCCATCAAGCGGAATACACCGCCTTTGATGGAGATGCGCTTGGTACTGCCGCCACCTGTACCGCCGGTAAGGCTCTTGGTTAATGCAGATAATTCGCCCTTGCGTGCAAACGCTGGGGTTTGATTCGGGTTAAAGCTGGCTAGATCGCCCATGTTACTACTCCTTCATTTAGTTAATTGAAAACTTTTTTACGCCGTCTTCTGATTTATAGTGTGCGACGGTTTCTTTCACACCTTTTGCCAAATTTTCTTCGTCTGCGTCTAGCTTTGCCGCTAAGTAGCACATTGCGTTTAAGTACACCTCAAAAGCGATAAAGTCAGTAGCTTTCGATTCTTTCATAACCGCTTGTAACCTCTTAAAAAGCAAGTCATACGCTTTTTGTTGAAGAGGGTCCGCAGATTTCATGTATTGCCCTTTCATTTACTTCTCCTCATTTGGTTGGTTTACGTACTGTTACTGCATACTCCGACATCGAGTTGAGCCCGGCTGGCACTACACCCGGGTTCTCTTCTAAAAACATAGACATATTCTTCTGCGCTATGCGCTTCTCAAACAGGTCTAGTGCATCGTGTTCTACAACAAAGTTCTTGAATGAATCCCAGTCGTCTGTGTAGTAACGAGTTTTCTGTGACAAGATGATAGTGCCTTCTTCTGTCCGCACCGAGTTCATACCCAGCGCCAACATCTGATCTTTCATGGCGTTCTTAATTTCATCTTGCTTCGCTTTGAGTTCTTCGATCTGACTCTCGTAATCCTTGGTCAGTTCTTGAACCTTTGTGTACATCTTACGATATACACGTGCTAGTTTATCTAGCGGTACTACTTCCTCTTCATTTGGCATTTTTATGCTCCTTTGTAAAATATTTTACATCAACAAAGTCAGGTGTACAACCCGACTTAGGGTTTTCCTTAAAAATTAATTTCTTCCTTGTACAAATTTAGCAAGAGGTCGTGACCCTCAACACGTTTCTCTAACTGTTTAAACATGCGCTTCTCTATTTCACTGCCTTGCAAATGAATTACCGTTACGTTGGTTGATGTTTGCCCGATGCGATCGGCACGTGCAATGCACTGCAAGTAGGTTTCGACGGACATGACTGGGCCATAAAACACCACGGTGTCTGCCGCCGTTAATGTTACACCATGCGATGCGGCTTGCGGTTGAACAACCAGTACACGTGGGTCAGGGCTGTTTTGAAAGCGCTTGAAGATGTCTGTGCGTTTGTTAACGCTTACATCGCCGTGTATCACTTCGCTGGCTATGTTGTTTTTAAGCAAGTGTGCGTTGATTGTCTCAATGCTGTGCCTGAATGGCGCAAACACAATAACCTTGCGGCTAGTCTCTTCAAGCACTTCCAGTAAGACATTTAGCCTAGGCGCACAATCAAACTCTACAACTTCGTGGTCATCGGTGTAAGCCGCCCCTGCTGAGATTTGTAGTAACTTGGATACACCTGCGGCGGCATTGACGGCAGTAATCGTCTCGCCTGATGCCTGCATAACCATGAGGTCTTTGAGCATGCGGTAGTACTTAACCTGTTGAGGCGTAAGGGGAATCTCACGGGTCTCGGTAAGTACGGGTGGTAGGTCGGTACATTCTTCTTTGGTATACCTAATCGCCGGTTGCAGTGCGTCATATACGTCTTGCTGAGCATTACGTTTTGGAGCCCACTTGAACTTGGTCAGCTTGTTCATTACCTTGTCACGCCATGCGGTAGCAAACTTGGGTACACCGGTAGGGTTTACTAGCTTAGCCAAGCCATACGCATCTATGGGCGACTGTGCGGCAGGTGTGCCCGTCATCATCCACAGCATGGTCTCGGGCTTAAGTATCTTGTTGAGTGACTTCCAACGCTGTGTTGATGGGTTCTTGTAGGCGTTTGCTTCGTCCACAATCACAAGGTCAAACTTGCCGTTGGCAATAACTTCATTAGCGATCAGGTTTAGCCCATCGTAGTTGACCACCACGAACTCGTAGTCGCCTTGTACCATCTCGATGCGCCGTGATGCCTGTGAATGATGCGCCGCAATAACTGAACGGTGAATGACGCTTTTGCCAATCGAACTTACCCAAGCGTCGTGCATGATGGACAGGGGGCATAGAATCAAACAACGTCGTACATGCTTAAGATTCATCAGGTAGTCAGCCGCCCACAAGGCAGAGAACGTCTTGCCAGTACCGGGGTCATTGAATACGAACGCTCTACGATTCATTGTCAAGAAGCATGCAGTGTCCACTTGGTGCGCAAACGGTTTAAAGCGCCCCGGCCAACTGTACTTAGCGGTAATCGGTGATGGTGCGTTTTTTACACCTAGGTTGCGGAGCACACGCGTTTCGTCTAACCCCCAGTACACGGCTACTTCAAACGTGCCGTTGTCTTCGCTGACGATCTTGCTTCTAGGTATAACGCTGTACTTGGATGGGTTGCGTGTCTTAAACAGCAACGCTTTGTTTTCGATGATCTGCATTATTCGATGATCCTGTACACGGATGAGTACTGATTAGCTAGGTTGTGTTTCTCCAACTTGTTGGCACCAGTAAGGCGCACCAAAGCAATGTGCCAAAAGTCGTCTTCTTGGAACTCAATTTCGCTAACCCACTCGCTACCCCAGCGTACCGTCCACATATCTACAAGCGCAGATAATGGCGCTTTCATGGCGTCGTGTTTTAGGTCTTGTTCCGTTAATGCTTTAAACTTTCCGTAAGGTTGGGTAATGCTTATTGTTCCTGTTCCGTCATTTGTAGTGCTAAAGGTTTGTGTTTTTTGTATTGCTTTAGCATAGTCCTCGTCTGATATTCCCATTTACTTTATCGCCCCCTTGGTAGTGCGTTTGTACGAGCGGTTGGCGCTAGCTGGTACGGCTTTCAGATTGGAACGTGTTGTGGTACCGCCCTTGCTTAGTGGCTTCTTGTGGTCAACGTCTTTGCCATCGCCCTTGTGTACCACGCCTTCACGCTCCAGCATACGCCTTGCTTTGTTACGCTGAGCCCGCTTCTTCTTAACGGCTTCTGTACCGTCGTAATTTGCGTATTCTTGTTTGTAGTCTCTTTTGTATGCCATGATATGCCTTAGTGTTTGGGGTTAAACTCGCAACCCTTGACTTGGCACCAACCGCAGAGCGGGGTGCTGGTTGGGTTCCAAATGTCATTATCGTAGGATGCGGCCAGCTTGGCTACCCTCTCCCTGTACCGCCACCAATGAAAGTCTTTCTGATCTACGGTCATTACTTGCGTAACCATTGAGTTTTTCACAACGAATAGCAGAGCAGAGTTCACTTGGCGTATGTGGGGGAAGTGAGCAAACACCATCAAAGACATCAGGGTTAGCTGGTCTCGGTCGGGATACTTGTCGTTGCCTGTTTTATAGTCCACTACCCTAGCTTTCAAGCCGTCATCGTCAATGATAAGCAAGTCGGCGATACCACGCACCCATACATCAGGGTCATCGAAAGCACAGGGGGTCAGGTCTTCCTTTAACCCCATCTCGTACTCAGTTAGCTTGCGCCCTGCTTTCTTTTTCAATGCGTCTAGCGTGGACTGAATAAACAGGTGCTCGGGGGGTAGGGGGGTACCGTCCTTGATATATAGTTCTGCGGACTCATGCACTTGCTTGCCATAGATGGTGTGCGTGGTCTCGGTAAACGGGTAGTTCTTGAGCACCTTGACTTCGTGGAAACGTCTTGCACAGCCTTCAAAATCTTTGAGCCCTGAGTGACTCCACTTAATTTTAGGCATTGTGTCTAGTCCAGTAGTTGAATGCTTTGCGTACTGCTTCGTAGGTGGTGTCTGCCGTAAACTGGTAGGTCGCAGTCATTGGCGGTTTCTTTAAACTAATACGGGTGTGTTCTTTAGTGATGTCCGCATTAAATTCAAACCCATTTAACTGTATCAAGTCCACCATAGTCTGTTCTTCTGCGCTCCACTCCCTCATTTAGAATCTCGCAGTCTTGATGGCTTGGTCTAGGCGGTCGGCAAAGGCTGTCACGAACTTCTCATTGTGGGTGAGGTCGTTGCCCATGTCGTACAGAATTGCGTGGGTAAGCTCATGCCAAAAGGTATTGCTTCGCTCGTCCGCGGTGTACTTGTACCCCCTGTCAGGGTTGCCTTGGGCGATGGAAATGGTGTGTGTACCCTCTTCAAAAGACCCGTGGCATATAGTCTTGCCAACAAGCACTTCATTTTTCGTGCGTACCAGATGGGGTGTTCGCCCGATGGTAACTTGTTTTGGTATCTTCATTTAGCTTCTCCGTATCGTTTGTTACAACCTGTTTCAGCATCTAGCGGTATGCCCGGCATGTACGCTGGGTCTTTCACCATCTGCTCTAAAACCCAAGCCTCGGCTTCTGTGGCTTCGTTCTCGGGTACTAATACCACTACCTCATCGTGCACGGTTAATACGCAGGAATACCTCTTTTGTATCCTGAGCATGCCGTCTGTCATTACGCATCGTGCTACTGCCTGCACGACGTTTTCTACTATCTTGCCCCCGTACAGCTTACGAATAGACTTTTCGTCGGCGCCATACGACCACTGGATACGGCCTTTTTCATCGGCGCTACCAGTTAAGTTGGGGTACTTTAAAGCTAAACCACTAGGTAATAGTATACGCTCTTTGTCAAAAGTTAAACATTTATATACATAGGGTTTACCCTGATATAGGCTATTGCTCACCAACG